TGGGCAACCCTTACCGATAGAAAAAACTATCCGCCCGATTTGGTGTCTTTGTTTTTGCTAGTCTGATTGTCTACCACGTTGCTCTGCTCTTTATGTGTTGATTTAACAGCGTTTATAACGCGTGGTTTTTGTTTAGTCGCACATAAGTCGCCAAGCCTGTCTTTTGCGCCAGTCAAAACTTGATTAAGGTCTATCGTTGCATGGACATTCTCCACGCGGTCTTTCCATATTTTGGGATCTTGGTTCTTTAAATAGAAGATTTGAGCCACGACCGAATTCTTTTCTGTTGCCGATTCAAATAAAGCGTTAGTAACCTGTGCAAGACCTCTTGCCTTGCCCTTTTTAATAGACTCTTCAAAATCTTCAGAACGCTTACGGTTACGATCAATAGTATTCCAGGAAACGCCCAAAGCACGCGCGATTTGAGAGTTACCAAGACCACGACTGGCAAGATTTTCTACTTGCTCCAAATCTATTTTAATACGCTTTCTACCCGACTTTTTTGGTAGTTTTTGGTCTTTTATTGCTGTTTTTTGTTCCATAATTGGTATTTTTTATGCTTTATAAACCCTTATATTACAACATTTCTTAAAAAAACCCTATGTTTTTGATGCTAACTACTTGATATATAAGTATAATTTGTTATGCTGTGTGAGTTCATAGTAAATACTTTAGGAGGTAAACATGGATACAAATAAACAAGACATCTACACATTAGAGCAAAATCTAATTGAGGAACTTAACGATAACAAAGAGGAAATATTAGAATCAATATATCCAGATGATTTAATACAATCATATGCGGATTCATGGGTGCCAATATATAACTATGATTTATTAAAAGTTGCTCAATCTGATTTAACTTTAGGATATACCCATGATTCAGACTTTAATGAAGCTGAAAGCATATATGACATATTAACATGGTCAATATATGAAAGGCTTATTGATGTTGGTCATAGATGGTTAGATAGCCAAGTAGAAGTGGCATAATGAACTACACAGTAAAAGTAAATGTATCTAATAACTGGTTTATTAGATGCAGTACCAATGATCTTAAACTTGCCATACAGCAAGCCGACAAGATGCGTAAGCAAGGTTTTAAAGTTAAATTTATAAAGGAGCAAACCAATGAAACATTTTAAAAATAGGGAGTTTAGTTTATTCAATTATATGTGCGACATACTCTATGACTTCTATGAAAGAAATGATTTAGAGCATTTATGTGCATTAGATTCTTTACAAGTTGGAAACTACAATGACACCAAACAATATTTATTTTTAGAAAGATTTTGCAAAGTTTGGGATAAGGTAGAAGAGAGAGGTTAACAATGAACAAGATTGACAGAAGCAAAATACCGCCACATTTACGCCACTTATCAGACAAGGCGTTAAATGGTTTATTTTATTTATTTAGAAGGAGTATGTAATGAATTTAACATTTAAACAAGAAAGCAAAGAACTAGAAACAGCACTAGAAGTTGTAAGGTGTTTGATTGGTATAGCTAAAAATCAAATCAATGATGAACCAAAAGAACCTATGTGGAGAAATGAATTACACCAATTATACGGAGTAGAAAATCTCTTAGAACAAGCAGAAGATTTTTATTACAAAGATGAGGAGATTTCAGATGAAAGTTAAAATAATAGAAACAATAGAAACTATATGGGAAATACCAGACAATTTTTATGATGATAAAGATTATGATGTAGATGACCTTGCTTTTTGTGAAATTGCAGAAGATTTTCAAACAGGTAAAAAACTTTGGGAAGATAGAGGTATAGAAGATGTATCTTGGGACACAAGAGTTTTTAATGATGAAACTGAAGAATGGGAGGAGGTTTCAGATGATTAGAGTACAAATACAAGGAACTACGATCTTTGGCTATGTCCAAAAAAACTACAAGGATGTAAAACTGCCCAAGATTGCTTTTCTGGATGAAGAAACCAACGAGGTCAAAAGAGTAGCCAAGAAACTAATAAGGCCCACATACTCAAAAGATAGGCTTACACAATGAGCATAGAACTATTATCGGCGGTTATCTTATTCTTTTTATTAACATCCGCTTACTATATGAATCAATGAGAGCTGAAGAGATTACCCTCTAACAACTTCTAAAGTATCAATCTTTTTGGCTCTCGCTCTCCAACATCACGCCTAAACCAACTAATAAGAAATGTTTATGCTGAACACCCGCCTTTAAACTTCGCAATACTTTACGCTCCCCATCAATAGCACACCATAAAATATTAAGATCCATTAACTTTTGTATACCCTTGCTAACTGTATGTCTATGCATCCCTATCATCAATGCCAGGTAAGTAACCGCATCATGCGAACTAAAATCTTGTGCGGAGTACCTTTCGCACAATGCATATAATATTAACTTCTCCCTTGTCTTAATATCCTTCCTGCCCAAATGCTGTTTATACCACTTCCATACCACCTTCTTTAAACTAGCATAATTTTTATACTTACCCGCTAACCCATAATTAATTAACCCGCTCTTATCAGCATCTTCAATACCCTCTACTACTAGCCACCATTTATGCTCTTTCAACTAAGCAACCTCCCTAAGACTAACCTGCCTTTTCTCAAAATAATCATCTAATAACTGCATCCCTGTTTTGCTAACCGCAAAAACTCTTTTCCTCTTATCCTCTCCCACACTCTTGCTCATATAACCAAGCCTAACAAAGTCATCTAATACATAACCAATCGTAGATCTACTTCCCAAATTACCAGGTAACAACTGCACTAACCTCTCAAAGTTCAACCTCTTACCGCTTAACTGTGCAATACCAACTTCCAACACTATATAAAAATGCATAGGCGTAGACTGGCAAAAAGACATAAACCCTCTTTTCCTTCTATTAGTATAGGCAATATCCCTTAACCCGATCATCCTATCCCTTAAATGTTTCATACTTCCTCCTTTTTTTTGAAAAAATATAGTAATGCTCCCTCACTCTTTCAACCTTAGTATGCAAAAATTTTTACTCCTTTATTCCTTCCCTGAGAGTTGCCCTCTAGGGCAATCTCTCTATTAGTTTAGTTTAGGATATATGTAAGGGCATATATACGATTATTGTATATACGGGTGTACGATAATCGTATATACGGGTGTACGATTACTTTTGTTTCTTTTTCTTCTTTTTCTTAAATATCCTATCCCAATTATCATCAAATACTTCCTTTGGTACTTGTCTTTTTCTTTGGTCTGATCCCTTACTCATGGTTTAATTATTTCTAAATTGACAAACATACCCGCTTGGTCTTTTATGCGTTGTTCTGCTAATTTTATATATTCTTCGTTCAACTCTAATAAAACCGCATCACGATTATGGCCAACTGCAACGATACCCGTTGTTCCACTTCCAGAAAAGGGATCTAAAACTACACCACCTACAGGACAACCTGCTAATACGCATGGTTCTATTAAGTCCATAGGGAATGTTGCAAAGTGAGCTCCTTTAAATGGTTTAGTAGTTACAGTCCATACTGATCTTTTATTCTTTTTTAATTGTGGCTTCATATTTTTTAAACCATGTCTGGTTTGAAACATGGGATCTTCTGCAACAGATTTTCCTATATGTTCAGCTCCATTTGGTACTCCTTTTTCGCCTTTGGAATTTGTGGTTACTGAATCTTCTTTAATTGCTTCATTATCAAAGTAATACTTCTGACTCTTACTTAATAAAAATATATATTCATGTGCTTTAGTACAACGATCTTGCACACTCTCTGGCATTGGGTTTGGTTTATGCCAGATAATATCTTGGCGTAAATACCAACCATCTTGTTGTAATGCTAGTGCAACTCTCCAAGGTATGCCACCAAGTTGTTTGTTTTTCATAAATGTATCGCCAAGATTTAGCCAAACTGTGCCATCATCACGCAAGACTCGTTTTACTTTTCTAAACACCTTAACCAAGTTATCAACAAATTCTTCTGGTGTATCTTCCATACCAAGTTGACTATCTTTCTTGATTGCACCACATTTAGGACATTCTTTTTCATAATAACCTTTGGTCTTTGTACTCTCTCTTGATGGGCGATTTTTATTAAATTCTTCATTTCCCATTTTTTTTGTTGCATTTGGATTTGCTACATGATCGCAGTCTGGATTTCCGCCCTCCCATTCAGCAGTACCATAATCACGCAAACCCCAATAAGGTGGACTTGTTATACAAGTATTTATGCTTTGCTCATCTAGTTTCTTTAACGACTCTATGCAGTCGCCGTGTAGTATTTGTATTTTAATTTTCTGCT